TAACAGTTACGTTAGTTGAGTACTGCGAACTGTTTGCATAAAAACGTAATGGATGACCATTATTAGAACTATCACTTACATCAAATGTATATGTCCAACCTTTATATAAGGTAAGGGATGGTTTACTTACACCATCTACAAAATATGCACCGCCAGAAACAGTAATAGTAAATGTAACTTCGTCCTCTAAAGCATCTGCAACTATATCTAATGAGCCATTAGAACTTCCTGTAGTTACTGCATCACCTATTAATCCAAGATCTTCGGAATATGTTATTGCTCCAGAAACAATAGCTACGTCATTTAATACTGATTGGGCTGGTGTAATAATTGCCCATTCACTACCATTCCAAACTCTTAAATTTCCGTTACTATTATCAAACCATAAATCACCACTTACTAATGAATTACCATCTACTCTTTGTGTAGGAGCACTTCCACTAATTTGGTATAAATCTGCAAAGTTATTAATATCAGATACATTTGCCCCGGCTGCAACAATATTAGTAATGTTGCTTGCAACTGTTGTTACCTCAGTAGCTTTAGGAACTAATCTATGAAAAGTATATGTATTCAATGTTGCTGTAGATTCAACTAATAATCCAAATCCACTTGGCAAATCTAAAGGAACTCCAGTAATAGTTACTGTGCTATTTCCAATTGTTCCGTTAGCAATAGTTACAGTAGTTCCACTTCTTGTATATCCTTGTGATAAAGCACCAATACTTAATATTGCTGACTGACCTGTAGCTCCTTGTGGGTTTGTATTTGGAAAAACTAATTCAGTTGCTATAACTGTAAAACCACCAACCTCGTCAACAAGGTCAATAATTCTTGCGTTGATAGCAGCCGTTGTAGCTACAAATGCATCTGAGTTAGACCATGTAGCACCACTAGCAATAGTTTCTGAAGAATCTTGTCTAAGGAATTTAGCTTCAGCTTCTGTTTCTGTGTAGTATCTACCATCTAATGCTCCACCTGTAAGCTCAGTTTCTGTAAAATATAAATTATTTAATTGACCACCATTTAACTCGGCTTCGGTGTAATACCTATTATCAAGTTGTCCGGCATCAAGTTCAGTTTCTGTATAATATCTACTGTCAATTAAACCACCAGAGGTAAGTTCTGTTTCAGTAAAATATCTGTTATCTAACTGACCAGCATCAAGTTCTGTTTCTGTGTAGTAAACATTATTTAGCTGACCGTTGTTTAATTCAGTCTCTGTATAATATCTATTATCTAAAGTTCCAGTTTCAATATCAGCATCCTGGATAGTTCCGTTAACGATGTTGTCTCTAGAAACTGTAATGTCTGTAGGTAATGTGCCACTCCCTAGTTTTGCCAGGGTAACACTATCATCTAATAATTTTGTACCGCTTATATTTGCACTATTACTAACATCATCGTCAACAATCGAACCATTAACAATGTTTGATGAATTAATAGTTAAACCAGATTTTAATAGACCGTCAGCAAGTTTACTATTATCTATATTTGCACTTGCATTTATATCTGCATTGACAATACTATCGTCTTTAATTTCAGTAGAAGTTACTTGTCCTTCTTTTATATCTGCTGTAATTATTTGATTTCTGTGTTCTACAGCTGCAAACCTAGCCATATCATGTATGGCATTTAGATCTACTGCTCTTATAGATGATCCAGGAGCAAACACTGCCGCTGCTGTATTAACATCTGTTTCTCTATATATATGTACTTCTCCGCTTGCGGCTGCTCCTAGAACAATAGTTGTTGGATTGTTAGTTACAGTGTATTGACCAGAGCTTGGGCTACTGGCCACATAAGTTTGTAATGCACCCCCAATTCTTACCTTGAGGTCTGTGTCTTTCAGTTTTTCAATTGCTGTAGTGTAGGAGGTGGACCCTGCACTCTTAAATTCTTCAGTTGTTTGTACCGCCATGTTTCTGACATGTTATTTGTATAGATTTAGGAGTGGATCTATCGAGTCGTTATATGTTCTTGTTTTCTTTAATTTCTTTATTTCTCTAATTCTCATAGATTTACGCTTATTAATTAATTCTTCTACAGCTGGATCTCTACTAATACTTGCCCAGGCTCTTTTTTCAGCATCTCTAAATAGCTTGCTTATAATTTTTAGATGGTAATAAGATTTGTCAGGATCTAAATCTCTATTACCTTTTCTTGCATCTGCTTTCATTTCTTTTATAGATGCAATAATTTTTGGATTTTTGGCCAAACTATTCAATTTTTGTTCTAAATTCTGCTTACCTATAGCTTCTTGAAATTTTGATCTTACACGAGGTGCTCGTTTTAAATCAGTTCCATCAGGAGCATTAAATGTTGATAAGTTTGTTGCAAATCCACTTTCAAATAATAATTTTCTACCAGGAGAATAATCTAAATTAACTTGTACAGGACTGAATGCATTAAACATTCGAGTCATAAAATCGTAATCTTTTAGTGGTTTGCCATTTAAAATATCGTATTTAATTGGTAATTCCTCTATCGCTAGAGGTTCCATAAATAAATTTCTATTTCTTAGAGAATCATTAATACCACTATTTAGCTCTTTCATATATGGGTTTATAACTTTACCCATTTCATTTCTTAGAGATGACAAAGGTAATGCATTATTTCCAATACTTGCGAGTGTTCTAGGAACTGATCCTGGTTTAAATGTAAGTAAATCAACCATCTGTTGTAGACCAACTAAATAAGACTTACTTGCTAAAGTTCCACCTATCACAATCGCTGCTTTTTGTAAGTGATCTTTTGTCCATTGTTCACCCATCATTTCTGAGTAATCACCAATATTTGCTACAGCTGCAAAAATTTGGTTAAAAGGTTCTATAGCGTCATAATCTACTGTTACTCCACCAACTGTTAACCTTCTTCTTTTCCAACCACCACTAGTCCAGGTGCGTAATTTTTGTCTGTCAGGAGGTCCATCACCAGAAAGTTCTCCTCTTAGATATGCCATAGATGCCATAAAAATTACGGAACTACCTACAGCTTGTCTACCTAATTGAACAGCTTTAGCCTGAGCTAATTCTTCTGGAGTAGTGATACCAAACTGACGTACATCTTCTAAATTATCTGCTGTTGCTCTTCTTATTAGATTAGATTCTTCTATAAATCTATTCATCAAAGGAGTGTGTTTTGCAGTTAATTCAAGACCGTTTACACCAGTTCTTGCAAACAAGAAAAATGGTTTTGCCCAGGGTGTTTTTTCAAACAAGTCATTAAGACCTTTTGAAAATCCCTGCATATCTTTTGTTAATGTTGCTTCTTTTTTCTGAAAAGTTACATCTAAAGCTTCTGGTTTTATAGCTCCATCACCATCAAAAATTTGCCCATAAAAATTATTTTCATAGGATTTAATTAATTCTGGAGTTATTTCTGTTATGTCTCCAGCATCTAAATTATTAGTTGCCTGGACAAAAGCTCTTTCTCTCATCTTTGCTCTACCGATAATATGCCCAAAAGCATCGTCAGTAGCTGCCATTAATTTTGTTGAATAATTTAAAAATTTATTATCATTTAAACCTCTGGCTATATTTGCAATACGATATGCAGCTTTATCTCCATCAGTTCCACGAGACTCTGCCCATTGACCTAATGCTTCCCAGTTAACATCACTTGCTGTTTTTTCCTGATATCTAGATGCATATGTTGCTACATCACCTGACCAGTAAGATTGTAATCTAGTCTGAAATACCTGGAATGCTTCTGGTATTGTTTCTATCATTGCATTTGTTGAAGCCATAGCTTCTCTAAATGTTCTGCCATCTAAACGTAATCCAGCACCAACCATCGCTGATATTGGTCTTAAGAATGTAGCTGTAGATGTACCTAATATTGCTCTTATAGGAGTCTTAGGTCCACTTAATGTACTAGCAATAAATACACCCTGGACTTCTCTAGCAAGTTGTCCATTCTGCATTTTGCCTTTAAAGTTACCACCTTTGATAGTTGCAGTAGCCCACTTATCAAAATCATCAATTGTATTTATTCCGCTAGGACCTTTACCCATGCCACTAAACAATTCAAAAATAGCTTTAGACAAATCATCAGTAGGTTGTGCATCAGCTAGTTCAAACATTGCTTTTACAGCAGTTTTAGATTCTTCAATCTTTGTTTCTACAAATTCTTTTTGTTTTTTTAGATCAGTTTTTTCAAAAATTTTACCTTTTCTACCATCACTCATCGCTTGCAAATATGAACCAGCTGCATAACCAGCTTTTTTACGTTCTGTAATTGCAAATTGTAATTTATCTAATAAACCTTTAGCTGGACCATCTACATCATGTATATCAACAATATCAGCTAATTCTCTGCCAGATAATCCTGTTTCTCTTATTTCGTTAATTAAACTACCTATTACTAAATCTAAAGTTCTTGCTTGTCGAGAAACAACTACATCAACATCTCCAAAACCTAAAGGTATTTTCGCACGTTCTAATCCAGCTAGAAATTGTTCTGGTGTTAAATCAGCTGCTTCTCTACCTGTACCCATATATTGTAAAAATTGAAGAGACTCTTTATATGCTTCAGATAGTGAAATATTTTGTGCCTTAAGTTCCCCTTCAACTTTTTTAAAGTAATCAGTACTCATTAATTTCTTAAGAACACCACGAGTTACTTCTTCACTTTCTTTAGCTGTTCTTGCTGCTCTTTCTACCATTACTTCTGGAACAACAGGATCAAAACCACCGTCAGTATCTGAGTATGCTCTTGCTTTATCTTGTTGTCTTGCAATATCACCCATATCCTCAGAGCTAGACCTTACAGTTCCTTGATGTGCATCTGCAACAGGATCATTTTTAGGAGCACGAAACTCTGTCGTATCCTCCATTTGTTGTTTTGCCCACTCTATTCTTTTAGCTTCTCTATTTTTTGCCCTGGCTTCTTTTCTAGTAACAGCATCAACTAAACCTTTTGCCTGGTCTGTTTTAGCTACTTTACCAATAGCCATAGCTGCACCATCAAACATAAGACCTATACCCATACCTTCCATAACATTCTTAAATGTTTTCATGGCTGGATGGTCTTCATCCTTAGTAGCTAATACATTATTAAATTGTGGATATCTTTTAGCTATTGCACCAAGAGCATTATCTTCCTGGGAATATTTAGAAAGTATGTCTGAAGTAGCACCTATTGCAGCTGCATTCAGTAATCTATTTCCTATTTTTATTCCTAGGGCTGCTTGTCCTTTTACAGGCACAATTGCCAATGTACCAAAATGTACAAATCCTCTTAGTAAATTACCCCATACAGTTTTTGTTTCTATAGGGTTTTCAGAGTCAACAAAGAAATCATCAGATCTTGGATCGTAGTTATCACCTTCCCTGGCCATTTTGCCAGTTGCCATATCTATAACTCTCTCAGGAGTTGTTACTAGAGATGACACAGTATCTTGTAAACCACCCTGGATAGCAGATTGTGCTTCTTTAAAAACACCTTTTATTCCACCACCATCCTTTTTTTCCCTTACATCTTTTGTTTCTTTTACTAGTTGCTCTCTTCTTTCTGTTCCTTTTTTAAGTTCTTGAGATTGTCTATCAAGCTGTGCTTGCTCGTCTATTGTATCTGCTAGCTGTTGTGCTTGTAGACGCATCTCTTCTGTATCGATCTCATTCGGATCGAATTGAAAATTTGAATCCATAATTTATAGAGGACCCTCAGATCCCGGCTAATAACATTCCGTCTTTTGTGTTGTAATTTTTACTCATGTTTTCAGATCTTATCAATCTCCTCGGAGTAGATTTGAACTTTCGTAATCGTAAAATTTTTTTATCAGTAACTTCTTCTTCTGGTGTTTCTATTGGTTTCAGACCTCTTATTTTTAACTGTGCGTTAATAATATCGAAGGCATCATATTGTTTATATAGTTCTGCAAGTTTAAAAAATATAGGTGGTATTTCTGGATCAATACCAGCTTCTCTTTCTGTATGAATTTTATATAAATCTTGTGCTGTTCCAGTTATTGTTCCTCTAGTAAAATCTAGATTTTCTTGGGCATTAAGATATTTTGATGCAGCTATTAATTTTTTATTATATGTAGTAATACCATTTTTTCTTTCTTTAAATCTGTCTTCAAAATCTTTAATTATAATCTCTCCTTTTTTGTCTACTTCATATGAAGTTCCTATAAACTTTTCTACTGCATTCATAGCTTTAGCATGAGCAGAAAACTCATCACCTTTTAATACCTCTTCACGAAAAACATCTCTGTAAGTACTTTGTGCGTTTGTATAAAGATTAATAAACTGAATACTACCAGTACTCGGATCAGCTATTTCTTCTCTTAGTTTTTCGCCAACTAATGATCTTATAGAATCATTTCGCAGTGTAACTAAACTTCCACCAGGCATTTCACTATTATGATTTTTTATAATACCTTTATAACTTTGATATGTATTAATATCATTGATTTTATTTAGTTGAGCTAAAGGAACTCTTTGATTTGTTTTTATTAAATAATCAATTAATTTTGTAGTATCTTCATCATCTTTATCTTCCTCAGTTATCAAACCTAAAAGCTCTTGTGGCATAGGTCCCCAGTTCAAATCATAACCATCTCGTATCTCTTTTTTTTCTGCTTCAGAAGGAGGTTCATTACGATCTTCACCATACAATAAATTTCTTGCATTTCTTACATATTCATCGCGTTGTAATTTTGACCATTGCTCATCTTTTTCATTTTTATTAATTAGAGCATCTTCAACAACTTTTTGTAGTCGATTACCAGCTTTACCTAAGTAAGTATACAAAGTCATTACTTGTCCACTTTCTAAAGTAATAGTTTCATTCATAGTGGCAGCTACATCTTTAACATCTATATCACCATCAGCAAGCAAATTTTTTAATTCCTCAACTACTTCTAATTTTGCTGCTGGTTGACTATCCAATACAATCCCTCTTTTTCTAATATGTTCTGCAAAATTATCTGTATTATTAGTTTCAAACGTAGTAATCATTTCATCAACACGTTCAGCTTTTTCATTAGCTTCTATTTGTGTTTGATACTCATCTGCATCTTCAATTGCTAATTGTTTTTCAAATTTTTGCATAGGGCTGTATAGATACTCAACAGCTAACTCTTGTATGTCTGGGTCGGTAACATCGCGTAAATATATTTGTCTTATTTTGTTATCTATCAAAGCTTTATTAGCAAGATCATTCATACCTAATTCATGCCAAGATCTTTGTACTGTTTCACCATTTTCGATTACATCATATTTATAGTTACGAAGTTGTCTTACAAACATAGGATATTGTCTTGCCATATCACTAAGCATGGCTTTGTAAAATCCTCTTTGTTGGTTTTTTCCTAATCCTTTAACTATATTTCCAGTGACATAACTCATAGATCCATCTTTTTTTGCAGTCTCTACGAGCCTTTCGTTTGTAGCTTCGAAAGTATTTTCTGCTCTATCCTGGACATGATTTCTTTCTTTTATCTCATTCTGTTGTTCTATATTTAAATTGTAATGAACAGCTTGTCCTTCAGCCTCCTGTCTCTTCTTTCTCTTCTCTATTTCTGGTGCAAACATTTGTGCAATACCTTGTGATAACCCAGCTAGCTTTTGTAGCCTTTGATCTTTCTGTTTTGCTGCTTGCATTTCATATTCATACATTTGACGATTTCTATCTCGTATAGAACGCATGAATTTTTCTTGTTGCTCCTCCACGGAATCAACCATATCCACACCTTCTACTGCATCGAATTCAGTAGAGGGGGAATATCCTTGGAATGATGATGACATTACGCTAACCCCTTAATACCACTAGCTATACCAAGAACTCCCTGTACCACAGGAAATACTGTTTCAAAGAATCCAGGCTTAACAGGTTTTGCCGGAGCTACTGTTGGTACTGGACCAAATCCACGTTGTGATAATGCTTGATTTTGTGCACTTTGTAATCTTCTTCTTGCTGTATTTAATTCTTCTGTTTGCGATATACCGGCTCTTCTCAGGTTTGCATTTCTTTTACTTTGAGCATTCATACCACGAAGACTAGCTTTACGACCAAATGATCTTGATCTACCCCCTTCGTTGACAGGCATTTCGCCCATTAATTCAGTATATGCTTCTTGATTATCTGCAAAATATTTTTCTATTTCTAGAGCATATTTACGATTAATTGCTCCGACTTGTCTGGAGCTAGCTAATACGTTTTCATCAGTTCTGAATTCGTAGTTAGCTAATTTCATATTCCAGATATTTCTATCTGTATCCCATTGAACTCTACGTTGAAGTAATTCTCTTTCGTATTGTCTTTTTTGGGCTTTGTATTGGGAATTGGCACACACGGCAAAACTCTATAAAGGTTAAATTGTTGGGTCCATATGTTAGTTTTCTCAAAAACTTGAACCCTAAGAATTTGAGTAATTTAAGGTGAACTTTATTTCTATAATCCACTATGTTGTATAACAACTTTTCTCTTCTAGCTTCTACGAATCTTTTAGATTCTCTTGCAAAAGTAACTGGATACTTGTGTATAGCTGGTGTACATAACATCCATATTTGACCATCCAGGGCAACCCCTGCAAGGCCAGCAACTTCTCCGTTAGGCACTGTAAAATATACACTTTTAGGATCTGATGCAACTAAGAGAAGATGTTCTAATGGGTCATAACCATGACCTTCTACAACTTCTCTATAGTCATCAGGTCTTAAATTTCTAGCTACTTCTTCAGCAGCTGCTGTTGTTATTGGGTGAATGTAATTTGACACTATGATCTCTTATAGAATTTATTGGAATAATCTCCTTCCCAACTAAGTGATCTGATAGTTGCTGGAGATGGGTGATTTGAAAGTACAAATAAATCTACGTTTGTATTTTTTTCGTAAACTGGAATTGTTTCTATTCTTTCTTCTAATAATGGAGCAGTAGATGCACTATATGCATCCATAATTGTTGTCTCAAAAACTTGAGAAAAATCCAATTTTCCTACTCTTTTTAATTTTGATTGATATTGACCAACATTACCTAATCCAACTTTTACTCTATGTATAACAAGTGATGAAGTGATCTCACTAAGAGTAACTTCTCCCGCTGTTTTAGTTACAAATATAGTTGGAAACTCTACCAACATTTCATATAAGAAACCAGCAACTAAAGTTCTTCCTGACCAATCACCTATAGCTGTGATAGTTGTACCATTTACCGTAGGCACAATATATCTACCCATATGTGGCTGACTATCAGAATCATCAATTAATGCAAGTGATCCATTTTGTGTCAAAGTGCTTGATAACCAAGATGCTGT